CGCTGAGGCCTTCGGCAAGATCCAGCAGGCTATTGCTGCGCGCCGGCAGGGGCGCCGGAGCGAAGGTAGAAGTCGGGCGCGCGGTGACGTCCAGGCTGACCGCGGGGTCGCTGACTTCCGAGCGCCCTTCGTTACGCCGGCGCCGACTGCGACGATTTTCACGCGCCATACTTATTCCTCCCGGTTGGCGAGGGTCCCCGCCACCGACGTGCCGATGCGGAGCCCGGTCCCGATTAGCGACGGGCCGTTGACAGGCCGTCCGGCCTGGGCGATTTGGTTGCGTCCCTTGGTGCGCCTGTTCTTCTTCTCGCGCTGGAGTTCATCCGTGCGCTGCTGGCGGTTCCGCTCGAGACGTGAGACATCGCGCCCCTCGTTAAACGCACTCTGCGCCTGGAAGCGCCCCGCGGTGCCGAACCCGAGACCGGCGGCCCCGGACGCGACCCGAAGGCGGGCGCGCTCCTCGCGCGCTTCGCGGATGCGCTCGCTGATTTCAACCGAAGCTTGGGCGCCAACCTCCTCCTGACGCCGCGTCAGGGCCTGCTGCTGCTGGATGACATCCTGCCGGAGGAGCTGTTGCGTGCGCTGTTGAGAGGCGATAAGGTCTTGCGCCTGCTGGCGTTGGCCGAAAAAACCGGCAACGCCCGATGCGACCTGCAGGCCGATGAGCGCGGCGGGATTGCACATTTATTCGCTGCCTCTCGTGAACTCGATGAATGGATGTCCTCGAACGAGGACAGGACGCCCGAAGCGGAACCCCGACCATCGGAGCCACCGAATGGCGGCTCGGTTGTCGGCGTGGACGTAGTTGATGAGCCGGGGGTACAACAGCTGCATCGTAGAGATGTAGCGTCGGCTCTCGCGTAAGAATGGCACGCGCAGCTCGTCGAAAACGTCGGCGCCCAATAGCCACGGAATCCCGACACCTCGGTGCCCGGGCCAAGCGCCGACGCCAAACAGCATGGCCACTTCGTTGCGCAGTATGGTCGCCCACGCCAGGGTGGAATCCGCCACCGCACTCAGCAAGGACAGCTCCACCGGCGCGCCGGATACCACCTCCACTTCCAGCCGGTCCATAGGCCGCAGCCGGGGCGCAAGGGCCAAAGCGTCGCTGTTGCGTGCCAGCCGAATTGACCAATTCATCGCTGGCGTCCCAGGGGCGCATGCAGCCCGGACCATTGTACGGCAAGAAACGTCGAAGGCATGAAGCTGTCGTTCACCATTTCTACCTTCGTCGTGGCCGACTGTCCGTTCACCGTGAAGGTGAACGTTCCGGTAAGTGTCGGAACCTCACCAGCCTTGGTAGTACCAGCCAGCCGCCCGGTGAAAGTGAATTCTTTGGGCGAGCGGGCGCGCGGCGTGACCACGGCTTTGAAGAACCCCGAGTCAACGTACCGTACCGAAAACCGGCGCAGCTGCAGCCGCCCGCTCAAGTCGGCCGTCTCGTTATCTGCGCGCCCCCGGCGGGGGAACTGTTCAGAGAACTCGTAGCGCATCTCGTAGCGCTTGCCGATATAGACGTTGCCCGTGGAAAGGTCGCCGTCCGCCTCTACCGTGGTATCGGTGGGGCGGGTAGCAACAATCTTCTCGCCGCCTTGGCCCGTGAAGTCACTACTCAGAATCACGTCCATCGGGTCGCTATCCGCGTAAGGCAGCGTCCAAGTAGTTTTATCTGTGTTGCTATCGAACGTGCCGCCGGCAAGCGTTACGCGTCGGTCGAGGTGGACCACGATGCCCAAGTCATCGAAGGTGGGGTCATTCTCGTTGAACTCGAGCTTCTCTAGGTGGATACCGTCCGCCCGCTGAACGACGAAATAGATGATGGAGTTGATTTCCGACACGTGCAGAATTTTGTCGGCAGCATCCCACTCCCAAAAGGACCAGGAGCTTTGCACCTTGTCATCCCCGTCCCAGAAGAACTTGTAGACGTACACTCGGTTCATCTTTCCGGTGGATAGGACGAGCAGTATGTCGTCGCCGGGTCCCTTCGAAAGACGAAAAACCCCGCTGGGAATGAACGTCGGAACGTGGCCGGTGATATTCGCCGCATCGGCGGACTGAACCTCGGGGTCCACGAAGTACTCGCGGAACTCAGAGAACTTTCCGCGATTCGCTGCGAAATACACGTCCGTCCCGATGCCGACGGCCGGCGCGTTGGGCGCCGCCTCGAATTCGGTAGTGGGAGTGATTTGAGCCGTGCGGGGCGTGAAAACGTCCGCGCCGGCAACCGAGAACTGCGCCTGCTGCGAGAACGCCAGGAGAATTTCTTCGAAAGCCACCGCATAGTTGATGCGACTGATGCGTTCGTGCGGTGCGCGCAGGTCGATGGGGTCGGTATCCAAAATCGCCGTGACCGTTTCCGGCCAGAAGCGGAAGAACTCGTCGAACGCGGAGAAGATGATATGTTCGTCCGCCGAGAATCCCAAGCGATTCCTAAAGAAAAACACGTCCGTGATTTTCTGGCCGACGAAAGTGGGCTCTGGCGCAGAGGAGGCGTCACCAACGACACGCGTCTGCCACGAGACGCGCGAAAAGGTGAACGTGCCATCAGCATTCCGCACGAGCTGGTGAGGCATCGTCGCAGCATCAAGCGTCGTTTTGACGCCGGGCTTGACTGTCTCTACCCACACATTCCCGTCGAACTTGGTGTAGAAATCATCGAAAGCGTTGGAAGGGTCGCCCTGCACACGGTAGATGTCCCCCGAGGTGGGGCTCGAGGGCAGGTCCGCGAACGTCTGAACTGTTCCAGTCAACGAGCCGCTGGCCGTCGTGACCTCCATCGCGACAGTACGCTCGCGATTCACAATGAACGTGAAGTCCGCGATGGTGATAGCCGAATAGCCCGAGCGCGCCGGAGTCGCATCCAGGTAGCCGGTGCCGTCCGGGAAGTCAACGGTGCGCTCGTTTCCAGTGAGAATGTGGTAGACACGAAGGGTTCCGGAATCGTCGATGATGACTTCGTACTGCTCCACGTCGTCTCGGTGGATGGTGTGCACGAAAGCGTCGCCTACATCGTCACTGTTCAGCTTGGCAACATGCCGGCGCGGCGGGCGCTTCTGCAGGCCCGAAGAGACCGAGCTGAGCGCGTTGATTTGGACAGACGCCTGAGAGGGGGACCGCACGGCGGCGGGCTGCTGCGAAACGCCGTTTAACAAGCTCGGCATCGAACCCGTTTCAATGGGCATTATCGAATCCTCCGCCGCAGGCGAAACTCGCGGGATAGGTTTATATCCGCGGCGTTCAGGTCCGCACGCTCGGCCTCGACTCGCGCAAGCACTTCATCTTCCTCGGTGAACGCATCCAGCGACTCTTCGCCGAGGATTCGTTTCTGGAAGCGGCGCGCCGCGCGAATGGTGATGAAGTAGCGTACGGCCTCGGGGGTGTCCGTGAATGGAAGGAAGCGCACGATGCGCATCTTTAGCGCCCGGTCCCACTCGAAGGTATGTTTGGTCCGGTTGTACAGGCGCGTGCCGCGCCAGACCGCGTCGGTCGATTGTTCCTCCGGGTCGACGCTCAATGCGTTCGGGGGAACGGTGATTTCTTTCGTCGTCGCTCCCGGCTGAAGCTCGAATTCTCGGTCAACGTTGAAGTGCCACCCCCGCGACTGGACGAAACGCGAAGTCTCACGCAACACATTCTTTGCGAGGTTGGCGTCCGGCAGGGCGGCATCCACGAGCGTGCTCACCGGGTCCTCCCCGATGGTCGCGAGCATGATGTTCACCGCTTCCAGCTCCGTCGTGGGGGTTTCTGCCATTAGGGGGAACTCCAGAAATTCAGGAAAAAACAGGGCGCCCCAAATGGAGCACCCTGTGATGGTTTACTGCGCGGCATAGACCTTCCAATTCAAGTCTGTAGATGCACCTGCACTCGACAGATCCACGCGGAACTGATGATTCTGGCCGGTATTGGCAATAACGGCCACACCAGTTGCTGTAAGCGCGGTCGCTGCGTCATACCAAGTGCTGCCGCCGGCGGGAGAAAGCTCCAGCTTCAAGCTTCCGGTATCCCAAGTCCCAAAGCCGTAGAACGCCAGCTCTGCCGGTCGCCGGCGCAAAGAGACAAGAGTGTTGCCGTTCATACGCGGCGGTATTCCCGTCGCCCGTAAGCGCAGCAAAGGTGTTCTCCGCAATCGTCATAAGAACACCTCCTCAGGCGGTAGCAAGCTCGACCGAACTCTCCGGACGAAGGATGCCGTGGCCCAGCGCGTACTTGGACACGACGAGAGTGCCCTGACGGCGAATGTCGTAGGCAGCCTCAAGCGTCAGGTCCAGGAGCTTCACAGTTCCGACAGCGCTCGGGTGATAGACGGCGCCGACGGTGTTGGTGAAGTCGCCCTGATACTTGGCGGGCCCGGAGGTCACGTTCGTGCTCGGCATGTGATTGGTCTTGACGACGTTGATACCCGCAACACGGAAGACCTTGCCCTCTGCATACGCACCGCTTCCGCCCCAGTCACGGTTGATGGCCGTGGTCGCGGAAACGAGGTTGTAGTACTGAGCGGGACGCAGGTTCACAAACCGCGGGTCTTCGGGGATGTCCTTCTCGTCAAGCTTCTGCGCGGCGTCGAAGATTCCGCCGGCAAGCGTCGAAGCGTTGGTATCGTAATCCGGGTTCACGAGCTTCGTACCGCCGTTCGCTCCGGTCACGGTCGCGGAAGCGCGCGCGGCAAGAACAAGAACCTGCTGCACGGTCCTATCGAACGAGCGCGCCAGCTCGCGGCCGGTCTCGAACGAATAGACCGAGCGGAAGTCCCAGTGATTCTTGGCCTCCTCGATCTGCGCGATGAAGACATCGGCCACGAGAAGGTCGTCGATGGTGATTACACGCTCAGCGACGTTACTGGACTGACCAGTAAGCTCTGCGCCGGGCGTGTGGAAGGCCGAGCTGACTTTCCAGGTCGCCGGGAACTGTGCGCTCTTGCCGCTCTGGATGGTGCGCTGGAAGTGCTTATCCTGCATCACGTTGTTCTCTGCGAACGCAGTCAGCACTTCACCGCTGAACACCTTCAGAAAGAGCGCGTCGACGTCCCCGGAACCATTCAGCTGGCCTACACGTAGAACGGTAGCATTAGCCACTGTGTTGGTTGCCTCAGTTGGGGGTGACACGTTTGCCCCTTGCGGGGCGCCGTTGCCCTCCAACAACCAGCAGTCCAAACAGGCCGCGTGTTGTCCGCCGCAGCGGGCACGGGCGCGGTCTGTGGTCGTGTGGTGGGGGTAGAAATGCGGCGCTGGCCGGCGCCGCATGTCCTGCCGGCTGGCCGGCCGACAGGGAAGAAATTAGATGCAGGGGTTTTGTGCACAGTCCCCCTGCCGGGCTGCCCGCCCTTAGGGACGGGGGTATAGATGCAGGGGTATTGTGTGAGCCCCCCTGCAGGGCAATTCCCCGGGGTATGGGGTAAATCAGAAGTTCTTCGTAGCGTCGAGGCGCCGGTACACCTCCTTGGTGTACGCGTCGTCCTTTCCATAGCGCGGGTCCTTCATGGCCTCAACAACCTCGTTACGCGAGGCGTACCCGTGCGAGGTCTGACCGGGCCTCTGGCCGCCGACCAGCGCGGGCGCCTTCCCTTCGGACGCCGAATACTTGGTCTGCAGGCCCTGTACGGCGAGCGCCGTCTGGGCGTAGTCCCCGGACGACACCGCGGCATTGAACGCGCGCTTCTCGGCATCGGACAGGTTCGACTTGGCCCACTCGGTGATGGCCTGATACTGCTCCTGGCCGCCGACGAGGCTGAAGACGTCCTGCTGGAACTTCTCGGCTTGGGCCTGCTGGCCGGCGATGTACTGCTGCACCAGTTCGCGCGGCAGCCCGGCCTCTTCCAATTCACGGAACGACTCGTCGCTCAGCTCGCCGTTCTCAGCGAACTCTGAGGAGTAGGAGTCGAAGTCCAGCCCGGCGTCTTCAACGCGCTCCCGAGCATCCTGGCCGCCCTGCGGCGACTCGGGGCTGTCATCGGGCGGCTGCTGGCCGGTCGTGCCGAGCCGCTGCTCGAGGCTGGAGTACGCCTCCGCCATTTTTTTGGCGCTGCCCTCGATGCCTGCCGCCGGATCCCAGAACTTTTCTGGGATGTACTCGGGGCGCTCGGGAGCCGGCGCCGGAGCCGGCTGCGCTTCGTTCTCGCCCGCCATCAGTAATCCACCACCTTGGTGCCATCAGGACCGCGGCGGCCCTGCGAGTCGTGCAGGATGTAGGTATTCTTGGGCGTGGATTGCAGGTACTCGGGCGGGATGTCGGGGCGCCCGTGCTGCGCATCGCGCGCAGCGGCCACAGCCCGGTCACGCTCCTCTTTGGCCTTCCTGCGCTCCTCCTGAAGCCGCAGGATATCTGCCTGTAGCTCTTCAGACGTCATCGCCTGCTCAGGCTGTTCCTCGGGCTTCTCTGCCGGCTGTTGCTCCGGCGACGTGTCCGTGACGTGTCTGGCTTTTGTCACAAAGTCACCTCGTTACTGTTGGGCTGAAGTTTGCTGCTGCTGCACCAGCTGGCCGCCTTGCTTGACCAGCTCTTGAATCACACCCGGTCCGGCCTGCGCCAGAATGTCGAGAATCTGCTGCTGTTGCTGGTCTTGCGCCGCTTCCTGGCTGTCCTTCACCAGACCGGACTCGTCGATGCCCAGTCCCGTAGAGAGACGGCGCAGATACTCTCGAATCCCGAGGAACTGCGCGAGCACGTCAGGCGAAAGCGTCTGTCCGGCCGTGGTCATGAACTCCTGCAGGCGACCAACTTCGTGATTCCGCCCCAAAGCCTCGATGCCGGTGGTGATGGCGAGCTTCGTGAGGTCCTCGAACTGCTTCCCGAGTTGAGGCAGGCGCCCCCTTGACTGGAGGCGGCGCATCAGCCGCTGCGCCAGCGGGCGCTGCAGCTCCTGGCTCAGGGTGCTGTAAATGCCGCCGAGCGCGTCCTCGAGTTCGCGGGCAACGAAGCGAATCTCTTGCGCGGTGACCCGCTCAGCGTCCCGCTGCGTAGCGGCGTTCAGCAGGAACGCGAACGCCAGACGCTGCTGGATGGTATCCAGCACGGTCTGCGCAGTACGAAAGTCGGCGAACTTATCGGCCTGGAGCGCGGCCACGTCGTTGGGGTCGCCGACAATTACGCTGCCGTTGTCCTTCTCCAGGTCGCCGGCGCGCGTGGTCGAGTTCGGCGCTACCATCCACAAGAGCTTCGCGGCGCCTTGGGCGCCCTCCACAACGGCCTGGGTGAGGTCCTCCAGCGTCCGCAGGTCGCCGTACAATTCCTCAACGTACGACCGGCCGTAATCCTCGCCGGCAACCGCTATGCCACGCGGCACGAGCCAGGGCGAGTTGTTGAGTGGATAGGACCCTTCGGTGCCCGGCACCGACTCGTCGTTGATTTCCTGCCGGACGAACCACTTCTCATCTCCGCGGGAAACCTCGGTGAACACCGAGATGGGCTTGTCCTCGGACTCCTCCTCGGTGCACTTGCACGCCTCGCGCACTTCGGGCGGCAGGGCGGCCGGGTGCACCTCCTCGCGGATGATAAGCTGCAAGAGCTTGGTGTCGGGCGAGCGCTTCACCACGAACTGGTCCATAGTGAACAACCGCAGCGGGCCCTCATCCGGTGTGAACACGCACACGTTGCCGGCCACGAGCAGATGCTTGAGCACCTCCTCGAGCACCACGCGGGACGAAGATGCCTCCGCGTCAGCAATAGTCGCCTGTTCGATGCGACTCAGGCCGGCCTGAAGTTTCGACTTCAACTCCTCGTCATCCGGCTGCCCGGTCTCGGCCTGGAGGTTCTCCAGTTCGAACTCATCCAGCTCCAACTTGAAGAACGGCGTGTTTGGGGGGAAGAGCGCGAGAAGCATCTTGGAATTCAAGTTGCGCACGCCTCGCGCACCCATCGACTGCCAGGGCGTCTCGAAGTCGTTACTGGAAGTGTGGCCTTCCGGGGGGAGAAGCGACGGGATTGTTAGCCGGGCCGCCGCCCGCGCGCGCTCCAGAAAGGGGCGCCGAAGCGTAGTCAGCCGCTCGTAGCGGGCTTTCAGTGTTCCGGCCATGGACACGACCTCAGCTAGGAATCTTCAGGCTTGGGTTGCGCGAGCCGACACGCCCGGCGAAAGTACCGGTGCCGGCGGTTGCGCGCCCACGGAAAGGGCTGCTTTTGCGCGGTGCCCTCTTCGGGGCGGTCTGCTCCTGTTTCTTCTGTTTCTTTGGTGCCGGGCGCTTACCGAAGACGGGCTTCCCTTGGAAAGTACCAACCCGGGTAAACCCGTCGTCCTGCGTGAGCGCCGGAGTGTCGCGAGACAGCGTACCGTCTGCGTTTTGGCGAAATACGAAGTTCGACTTTTCCTTGTTCTGTGCGCGAACGGCACTTTTCTCTTCCGGAGTACGGATGGTGCGGCCGAAGCTCGCGCCCCGTGCGTCGCCACGAACTCGGTCAACACGGGCGGAGGATGTCGGAGTGCGCCCGATGCGCTGGGCGCTCGACTGTACTTCAACGCCGCGGTTGCGCGGAGCGCGAGTCGCCGCGATGTCGTCGAGCGCCGCCGTCCGCGCATCAGCCGTGCGCTCGCGGGCGGCGTCTAGCCGACCCTGCCGGCGGTCCGTATTGCGAATGCGCCGAATGGGGCGGCCCTGGAAAGTTCCGAAGCCGCACATCAGCCGCCTCCCGGAATCTGTAGCCCGGTAGACGCACCGGCATCGAGGTCGATGCGGAGCTTGTCGCGGCTCGAGCGCCGGCGCAGCTTGCGCTTTTCAGCGCCTGCCTCTTTGTCCGCCCGTTTCGGCGCCTTGGGTCGCTTCTGCGACGGAGCGGCGCGAGGGGGCGGCTCGGGAGGCGGCGGAGGCGGCGGAAGCGGGGGCGGGTCCGGCTGGGAGGGCGCAAGAAAATTCAGGGGGTTTCCGCACATATTACGGGGTCCTTGTCGTCGTCGTTAGGGAACGCCCCAGGACGTCCTCCTGGGTGTACTCAAGACGGCGGAGCAGCGCCTCAACGAGGCGTCGCTGGCCAACCCGCATCCAGATGTCACGCTCATTGTCTGAAGCGTCAGGGAGCGGGCGGGGATATGTTTGGTTCAACTCTTCGATGAGAGCTTCAGCAGAAGCTGGAATGGGATTCATAGCGTCCTCTAAACGAAGCCAAGCCCGGGACACCCCGGGGAGGGACCCCGGGGCGAGTTTTGGAGGGGAGAGAGGACTTTGTCCTAGAGCAGGCGGGTCAACAGGGGGGTCAACTGCGCGTGAACCGCTCGTGAACTCGGGCCGCGCCGCCCGATGTTGGGCGGTCATCAATCAAGTTGTCCGATTCGAGCGCATCGAGGAGGATGGCGCAGCAGGCGGCAACGTGTGC